GCTGTGTCAAAGACGGAAGTTTATCTTTGTGCGTGAAACTAAAGATAGACAAAATGAACATGTGGTAGTTACCTACATGAAACCTCGTGCATTAGAATATTTAGCAGGGAGGATTAAATGATCAATCCATGCAGACAATGTGGTGGTGATATAGCTGACGCTAGATATGCGTTAGGTTATAAGCTATGTTTAGAGTGTGGTGAGAAACATGCACTTAATTATAAACATTGTATCGTCCCCATGCCAAAGAGTAATTACATAGTTGTAACTGATTTAGAATTGTTAAAAGGACTTAATAGTTCGCACAAAAGCAAGTAAAAATTTTTGTCATAAAACTTGACATTGTCAACCATTGTGGTATAATACTAGAATAGAATTGTAATTTAGTAAGTGTAGTAAACGCAGTAAGTATTTACTGCGAATTTCAACCGAACATTTTTACTTTAAAGTAAGAATGTTCTTTTTATGTAAGGAGAGAGCATCGTGATATATCCAAACAAGCAAGAAAAAGAAACACTACTGACGCAGTTAAATCTGCTAGGTGCAAAGAGTGTGTATGTTGAGTTTAGAGGTGGTGGTGACGACGGGCAAGTTGAAAGTGTTTATTATATTGATAGACAAGACAATCATCATGACATACCTAAAGACATGATGGCATGGACAAAAATGACATATGGCAAACAAGCACCTGAAACTAAAGACACTTCACTCGTAGATGTGTTAGAAGACTTGTGCTACCGAGCATTAGATGAAGTCAGTCTTGATTGGTGCAATAACGAAGGTGGTCAAGGACATTTGCATATTGACTTTACTCAAAGCCCACCAACAACTCATTTAGATATTGGTATCAACACTATGTCAACAGATGATTATAACTATGACATGGATGAAGAGGAGGAGGAATAATGAATACTCATTACCATTCTAAAACATCTGTAAAGAAGTGGGGAGGTGTTGAAGCTGACTACCAACCTATTCATGATTGGTTTGATGCAACCAAAGAATGTTTTGCTGATGCAAGACATAGGGCTATCCGTCATCACTCACAGGGTATCTTTGAATGTGAAAGACAATTCGGGTTATTTATTGTGAATAGTGATGGTCGTGAAGTGCCTACAAGACTTATCGGTGAACAACATGTTAAAGAAGATTGTGGTGGGTGGATACCTAGCCTACAAGATTGGCTTGAGAACATGAAGTTTGTTAGTTGGATGAACAGAGGTTATGACTTAAAGGAAGGGGAATAACATGGGCTTTCATATCAATGTTTATAACATGCCTAGAATACAGGACTATAAACATGCAAGAGAAGTATTCAATAGTAAAAAAGCAGTTCGTGGTGAAAATCAATCGGTGCGTAGATTAGGTGATAGGTATGAGAAAGAAAAATGGTTGCGTCAAGAAATACAAGACGGGATCGAAGTATATATTGCGGGGTATTACAACACAGACTTAGTGCGATACTATCCAACACACAAAGAGATAACGCTAGGTGATTACCCATCTACAAGCACTCAATACTTTGTTGAGTATTTGGCAGGACTTGGGTTAATTCCGTTTGAACATAAGCGTTATGTGCCTGCACCATTCACACAAAGTCCAATGGTAAAAAATCATCAGATTGAATGTTTCATCAATCAAATGGGCGACAAGTTTTATATGAACGCAAGTGATTGGTATAAGTTAGATTATAACAATCAACCACTTAACCCCGAACAGTTTGAAACACCTGTTAAGTATAGGTTTGATGCAAGTCAGATGCGTGAGTTAAGAAAGCCGTATAAAAATTTATTAAAGTATATAGATACCTTGCTTAAATTAAACAACGAAGGCGTTGAACCTAATAGAGAAATAGATAACCAAGTTCGTGCATATGAGGGAGGTATTTTAGAATTCCTTGCTCAAGAAAGTAATATGTATCAAAGCTATTATCATTTAGTAAATAGAACACAACGCATGCGATGGACAAATAGTAATCGTGTCTACTATGCCAATATGGGTATGGTAAAAAGATATTTGGATAAGCTTATTAAAGTATCCAACCCGCAAGTTTTAGTAGAAGTAAAACCAACGAACAATCTTACTACTCAGTAAGAAAGTTCATAACATAAAGGAGAGAGTAACATGCAACAAGAAATCAGTTTGAAACAAGCAGAAGAACTAATTGCAACAGTAGGTCGTAATGTCACAATCCACATGCGTGGTCAGCCAGGCATTGGTAAATCATCAATCTTAAAGACATTGAGTGCTAGGTTTCCCAACCACACACCTGTGTATATTGATTGTGCAGACTTAGACTTAGGTGACCTAGCTATGCCTGCCATGAACCATGAAACAAAGACCACATCATTCTATCCGAATGAAAGGTTTGCTATACACAATGACAAGCCTGTCATCATCATGTTAGACGAGATCACCAAAGCTAGTGAACCTGTCAAGAATATGTTATTACCTGTCATGCTAGAAAGACGATTGGGTGCAGTTAAGTTTCACCCCGACTCTATCGTGTATTCCACAGGTAATCTTACAACAGATGGTGTAGGTGATACCATGAAAGCACATGCCAAGAACAGATTGACTTCCGTCACCATTCGCAATCCTAACGATGACGAGTGGATTAACTGGGGTGTAGATAATGGTATAGCACCCGAAGTTCTAGCATGGGTTAAACAATTCCCACATGCCCTTGCCTGTTATACCGATGACTCACAGAAAGAGAACATGTATATCTACAATCCACGCAAACAACAAGATGCGTTTGTATCGCCTCGTTCACTAGAGAAGGCATCGTTCATTGTTAAGAACAGAGCAACCCTCGGTGAAGATACTACAATGGTCGCCCTCACAGGCACTATCGGTGAGTCAGCCTCTCGTGATATGTCTGCTTACTTCAGTCTAGCTGATGGACTACCTACTAAGGAAAGCATATATCAAGAACCTGAGAAAGCCATCTTACCTAGCGACCCGTCTGCACGAGTTATCCTAGTTATGCGAGAACTTATGACAATCACAGACAAACATATGGATGCGTGGTTGACTTATCTGCAACGCTTACCGATGGAGATACAAGCATTGTTTGCTGTCAACATCATGGCATCATCACGCAAGCAAGTAGCCGCGACCAACAAGTCGTTCATTGATTGGGCAGTTAAGAATAACCAATACTTCTAGGAGATAAGCATGGCACTAACGAGTGAACAAAGAGTCACGAAGTCCCACATAGCGATAATGCGTAGCAAACAGTTCTGTATGTTTGCAGGTGTGTTATCGGTGGGCAAGGTAAACTTTACGGAAGACTTACCGACTGCGGCAACCAATGGTCGTGATGTCATGTATAACCCAAAGTTTATTGATACATTGAATGACAAGGAACTAAACTTTGTCGTGTTGCATGAAGCATTACACAAAGCATATCAACACATGCACTTGTGGAAAAAGCTATGGAAACAAAACCCCATGCTTGCAAACATGGCGGCTGACTATGTCGTGAACTATTCAATACATGAAGCCGATAATAGTAATGAGATTACTGCAATGCCATCGTCTGCTTTGTTTGATACAAAGTATGCAGGCATGACTACCAAGCAAGTCTTTGATTTGCTCAACAAAGAAAGTGAGCAGAATGGAGGTGGTGGTCAAGGTGGTCATGATACGCATGATTGGGAAGGTGCTGAAGCTTTGTCTGATGAGGAAGTTAAAGAAACTGCCAAGCAGATTGATCAAGCGTTGCGTCAAGGTGAAATCATTCGTGGCAAGATGCAAGGTAATAAAAATCGAAGTGTCAATGAACTGCTAGAGCCTAAGGTAAATTGGCGTGAACAGTTGCGTGATTTTGTTAATGCCACTTGTCGTAACAAAGACAAGACTACATGGAAGCGACCACACAAACGTTTCATAGGTCATGACATATACATGCCTAGTCTTATAGGTGAGTCGATAGGTCAAGTAGTTATTGGCATAGACACATCGGGTTCTATTGGTGACAAAGAACTATCCGAGTTCTTAACGGAAGTGGTAGCTATATGTGAAGATGTATCCCCTTCAAGTATAGAGTTGTTGTATTGGGATACACAAGTAGCAGGTCATGAGACATACAATCAAGGTGATTACAAAGCATTGGTTCAGTCTACTAAACCCGCAGGCGGGGGTGGCACTCATGTTGGGTGTGTTAATCAGTATATCAAAGATAAACGCATTGAACCCGAGGCTATTATTATATTAACAGATGGTTATGTGGAAGATGATTGGGGTGGTAGTTGGGATTACCCTACACTATGGGCAGTCACATCTAAGCACAATACATCACCACATGGTAAGACTATTCACATAGAAGAATGATAACCGAACATTCTTACTCAAAAGTAAAAATGTTCACAACATAAAGGAGAGAGAAAGTGGCAACATATATTAGAAACGAAATAGCGCAATATGCTGAAGTGTCAATGAAAATAAACTTTAATAAGTTTACGGATAGACAGATTAAAAACATTATTAGACAACTACGGAATGGTGCAGTATCTTATGGGCATTCTGCTACAACAACCATAGCCAAGTGGCTATTGAGAAAATACCCCACGCCTCATTTTAGATACGATAGTTGGTATATTAGATGGCAGGATTTACCTAACGGTCATCCTTTCTTTTCTAAACTTAAAAATGTAGCATCATTGACTAAATTACAATCAGATTTATCTGAATGGGAAAGAAACAATTTAGATGAAACAATTAAAGTTGCTGATGAAAACAGTCCAACAAACGATGTGAGAGCTTATAAATTTGATAGACATGATGTTAAACAACTTAAGAAAATCATGAAGGTAGATGTTGTAATAGATGGTGAACTCAAAGACTTTTTAGATAAGATGGAAAGACGAGAGTTAGGTGTTGTTGATGTTAATTTCTATGACTTTGCAGATAGTTATTAAGGATTAAATCATGGCTAAACCTAAAAGCGTATCACTATTATCTTGTAAATGGGGGACAGTAATATCGGTTCGAGACCATAATGGTGAAGAATATCGTATGGACTATTGGGCTTTGCATCATGTATTGATGCAATTAGTAGATACAGATTGGTTTAAAGATAGGAAACCTAAATGGAAATACAAGCGTTTAGATTTTGAAGAAACATATAAGCATTTATTGTATCACCCTGCATTACACAAAATTATCAACGTAGAGGAGGAAATAAAATGAGTAAAGCAAAAAGTATAGTAGCATGGAAATTAAAAATAGAAGTTGAGTGGGACAATGGTGAAATTGAAGAGTTAGATTTTCCCGAACACTTAGCAAAATATGTAGATGAATATTTAACAGAGATTGAAGAAGAAAGAGCAGAGGAGGAAACAGAATGAGTATCAGTATAGCAAGCAGTGCAGTCTTAATTGACTTAAACATATCAATATGGACAGCTAGGAAACTAGATAAAAACGTGTCTAAAGAAATTGATATAAACAAAAACACAACCATCAAGGCAGGTAATTATAACAAACATATCCTTGCAGGTTCAGACCAACTAGATGCTATCACAAAGCTAGCAAATGAAATTCGTGATTGGCATGGTAGACAAACTCTGCCTTGGTCAGATACAGGCACAAGGTTATTACCTATGAATAACTTCTTTGATTACAAGCAACAGCTAGGTATCTATGAAGCGGAATTTAAATCTCGTATCAATACGTTTATACAACAATACCCAAACATCATATTAAGTATGGCATTTAAATTGGGTAAGTTGTTTGATAGAAATGAATACCCCGATGCGGACAAGATTGCATCTAAGTTTAATCTACGTTATACTATTATGCCTGTGCCTGAAACAAAGGACTTCCGTGTTGACATCGCAGATGACATACGAGATGAGATGCAGAAAGAATATCAGAAAGCATATGAAGGTCGCGTTGAAGCCGCTATGAGTGACGCATGGTCTAGGTTACACAATACACTAGAACATATGGTAGATAGATTGAGTGGCGATGATAAAAAGATATTCAGAAATAGTTTAGTAGATAATGCGTTAGAGTTGACAAATCTATTAACAAGGCTTAATGTAACAAAAGACCCAAAATTAGAACACGCAAGACAAGCATTAGAACAATCATTAGTAGGAGTTACAGCTGATGAGTTACGCGATAGTAAAGGTGCAAGACAAGAAATACTTGCTCGTGTAAATCAAATTATGGAGAACATATGAAAATATATCACGTCATGGATGAAAATTCATCCATCGTGCCACAAGAAGATAAAGAAAAGATGGCTATACTTAAACTTACAGAGACAGGTAAGTTTGTAGAAAACATTGGTGTCAGAGATGGGCAATTTTTTATTATTCCCGAGAACTCGACAGATGCAGTGTATCTAGATTATAAAGCGGCTATGTTACGAATAGATACAGCGTTTAGAAAACAAATAGACCAAAGGTTACTTGATCAAAAGTCTATGGAATTCCATAACAAGAAAGCTGAAGTTGTAAGACGGATTATGGAGATGCCAACGTGAAACAACCCATAAAAGAAAAATGGGTTAAACAACAAGTAGTTAAAATGTTAAAGTCGCGGGGAGTATATTATTTTTTCCCCGTTGCTGGCGCATACACAAGTATAGGAGTGCCTGACATTGTTGCTTGTATTAGAGGTAGGTTTGTAGGTATTGAATGTAAGGCAGGAACTAATCGCCCTACAGAATTACAGCTACGAAACCTTGAAGCTATACGCGATAATGAAGGCATTGCCCTAGTTGTAAATGAAAATGATTTAGAAGCTTTAGAACAAAGATTGGAAACATTAACATGACAAGATTAAAAACAATATTAAATAAATACAAGGAGACAAGAATGGCAAAACCAAAATTTAGGTTACAAGAAACATATGGTGATTTTACTGAAGAGCAATTAGCGGATATGATAAATAGAGTAGGTCAAGGTGCAGGGGCAAGACCTATCACTGCCGACATGGTTAATCACCCACCTCACTATACTCAAGGAGGTATGGAGACCATAGATATTATGGAGGCTAAGTCAACACCCGAAGAGTTTAAAGGACATCTTAAATTAACAGCCATGAAGTATCTTACAAGGGCGGGGCATAAAGAAAGTGAATTACAAGACGCTAAAAAAACACAATGGTATGTTAATAGATGGGTTAAAACTTTAGAAAAAGAAATAGTTAAATTTGAAGTCATTGATAAATAATGTGGGTATTTCAGCTTGCGTTAATATCAGGAGTTATGGTAGGCTTAGAACTTAAATTTTTAGAGGAAGATGCCCCCTATACTTTCTCTTTAGTGATAGACTTACTTATAATTCGATTGGTATTACAAAAGCTTAAATATGTCAGATGATGCAGATAAAACACAAGCAAGGTTAGAACTTGAAGATACCCTCCGCCGTAAGGAATTGGATGGTATTAAATATATAGAAGGAACGGGTCACTGTTTAAATTGTGGCACGAAACTTAATGACTCAAGACGTTGGTGCGATAAAGATTGTGCTGACGATTGGGACTATAACGTCAATAGACGCAAATAAAGGAGAGAGTAATGGCTACAAAATCAACTAACCCTACTACTAGGGAAACATCTGCTACGACTTTTGATCGTGGCGAAAGAAACTTAATCGTTACCATTCATCATGGTGTTATCAAAATCAGACCTAAAGGATTAAAGTCAGAAGAAGTTATTGACATCGCTGCTATCTATGAGCATGCAGTCAAAGCCCGCGTTAGGGGGAAATAATGAAACCTGAATTAAACGAAGAGTTTACCCGTTGGTATGAAAGATTTTTTCTACAAAGCCCACGCCTAGCGTCACTACAATATGATGATGAAAAGATGTGGGAAGCATGGAAAGCTGGATATAAATTAGGATGCAAAAATGTGGAACTATAGAGTATTAAAAAGACACGATGATATATTAGAAGAAGATTTATACTACTTAATAGAATGTTATTACGAAGCTGACGGTTCACTTAAAGGATATCACGAAGATGTAGGTCTTATAGGTAATAGCACTCAAGAACTA